TTTATAACAGAATTTTCAGGCATGATCACAAAATTTACAGCTAGAACATAAATTCAAATTAACTACAGGCTCTTGACCTACGTTTTCATTGGTGCATACATGATACATTGTAATACATCGGCAACCTTCTTTTCGCACTTGCATTTGTTTTCTAAATATACAAGTTGTCCAGATAGGTATAAGTATCCAAGCATCAGAGTTTCGAGGATTGTCTGACTTTCGTTGATACCCTTCAATCAGTGGTGGGGGTTCCCACCCACGTTTTGGATACGCTAAAGTACCATCGTCTAGTATATGGGGTTTGTTATATCTGATAGCCATAAGTCACTCCTAAGATTATTGTAGTAAAACCAGCGCCGATATTTCAAAAATCGGCGCTGAATTTAAAATAATGTGGAGCAATCTAGTAGTAGTTAGATTTTGTAACTATCACTAATTTAGTAACTAATTTGTAACCTATTTATATATAAAGAGTTGCGTCTATAGTTGTATTAATGGGTTATTTGTTAAAAAAAAGTTTCTTTGCGGGAGAAATATAATTAAGTTAATTATTTAACTACGTGTGTACGGAAACAAAGTTTTTGACATTTTAACCCATTAATACAACTATCGCTGTAAACCTATATACTGTAATGGTTTGCAAATCAGTTAGTACTTTAGTGATAGTTGTAAAATCTAACTATCACTAGATTACTGACTATTATTTTGAGTTAGTCGCTGATTTTTGAAATTCCGGCGCTGGTTTTACTACAAGATATAGTAGAAGGGTTACTTACTGTCGTTTGGAGAACTACGATTTTATGCCTAAAACATCCCATATTATTAGTTTATGTCTTGCAGGACCCCTACCACATAACGAGCGGAGAGTGGCCGGATGGTATAATGATGCCATGGAAGTTCAAATAATGGTCGATCCTGGTGATGGGGAAGCTGTTGATGGAAAAACTGGTGTTTACTCAAATGGCCTTGACACTTGGTATAATCTAAGAATACCTAAAAATGCGAATTCAAATGCAATTGACAACGATTATGATTTGCGATATCCACTAGAACATCACGTGTCGGGAATCGGCATGACCGGATGGGATTGGAAACATAAAAAATCTATTCGAGTAGGGTTTGATTACGATTCTCTTACTGGCCATGCAGCCGGGGTTGGAATTAGTGATGAACAACTTGCAGAGATCAGGTCAAAATTAATGCAAGTACCAGAGGCACTAGTATTAAGAAGTACTGGTGGCTTGGGTATTCATTTGTACTTTGAATTAGACCCTGCTTCGCTACCATCTACGGCAAATCATACTGAGCACGCTGCTTTAGCTATAGCTTGTCTAAAGGTTATTTCACGTCAAGTAGGTTTTGATTTCCAAGCAAACTTGGACGGAGCGGGATCGAATCTTTGGGTATGGCATAAGAAGATGACGCCAGAGAATCAAGGGTTGACTATCCTAAAGGATAATGTCAATTCAGATGGTTCTCGTGCCTATATGCCAGTGCCTGAGAACTGGCGATTATATATTGATGTTGCGACTAGAAAGCGACAAAAGGTACGAATTGAAGGTGTACCAGAAGACGAACAAGATTCTATCGCAGACAAAGCTGCGTCACAAAAAGCAGTGCCGCTTACAGAGATGCATAAGCAAATCATTTCTGGTTTACAACAGTATACTGAATTCTCTACTGCTTGGATTCCAGATCATCATCTATTACAGACGCACACGTATGCTCTACAGAAGTATTTCAGAGAACGCGAAGCAAGCGGCATACCACTTATTGGAAACTTTGAAACATTAAGTGAGGGCAAGGATAGCAAGCCTAACGCATTCTGCTTCCCGTTAGATGGTGGTGGATTCAGGGTCGTCAGATTTGGCAAAGGAACAAAAGAACACACCCTCTGGCAAATGGACAGAAGCAATTGGACATATACCTACTACAATCAGGCTTTGAATTTCTTTGATGCTTCTAATGCTTATTCTGGTTTAGAAGATGACAAAGCCGGATTTACATTTACTGATGCTAATGCAGCTATCAGTGCTGTGCAAGCAATGGGACATCAAATTGAGATACCAGAAGAGTTGGCTGATCGGAAAGTAATACTTCGCCAGCATAAGGGTGGAAAGTTACTCGTAGAAATTGAGAGCCTCAAAACTGACAAGGATTTGGATATTGTTGGCTGGATTAAGAAACGTGGCAAATGGATTAAGGTTTACAATATCAATGTGTCAAGCACTAAAGATAGTATTGACTTCGAGGAGATAGATGAAAATACGCGAGCAGTTATTACTCCTAATCATACATTATCGGGCTGGTATATTAGACACGATCAAGGTATGTGGATGCAATTAGGAAAAGATGATGCACGCTCGAAATTAAAATCTATTGGATATGAAATGGCCGAACCTATTTTAGGCCAGACAATATCAAAGGCTTGGATACATGTAAATTTACCTTTTAGAGAAGAATACCCTGGTAACAGACAATGGAATCTCAATGCGGCCCAACTTAAATTTAATCCTGCAACAGATGTTGATCCAGATGGAAATTCGCAGCACCCACATTGGGACTTAATTTTAGATCATATTGGAAAAGAACTAGACAATTATCTTATTGAATTGCCTTGGGCACAGAGAAATGGAATCCGAACGGGTAAGGACTACTTGATGCTATGGATAGCTTGTATGATTCGGGAACCATTTGAACCTATGCCTTATTTATTCTTGTATGGTTTACAAGAGTCTGGAAAATCTATTCTGCATGAGGCTATTTCTCTTCTAATGACAAAAGGTGTAATACGTGCAGACACCGCAATAACAAATACAAGTGATTTCAACGGGGAATTAGCGGGTGCTATTTTATGCGTAATTGAAGAAAAGGATATTACAAAAGCTGGCGCAGCTGTTTATAATAAGATTAAAGACTGGGTTATTTCGCCCGAAATTTCTATACATGCAAAGCATAAACAGGTTTATCAGCAACGTAATTCAACACATTGGATTCAATGCGCTAACCTTAAAACTGACTGCCCTATTTTTAAAGGTGATACCCGAATCACAATGATACAAGTATCACCACTAATACCGGGGACTGAGATTGCCAAACCTCTTTTACGTGAAAAGTTAATAGAAGAAGGCCCGTATTTCTTAGCTACACTTCTAAATGCATCGTTACCTGACTTAGAACACAGAATGAGATTGCCAATCGTAGTGACCAGTAATAAGGATCAACTTGCCGATTCTAATCGAACAGTTTTAGAGGCTTTTCTTGATGATAAATGTTTTTATGTCCCTGGTGCTTGTGTACCTTTTGCAGAATTTTGCACAATATTTCTTGCTACATTAGACGAGTCTACAAAAGAAGACTGGGACAGGGGTAAATTATATGGTGCTCTACCTAGCATGTATCCTATAGGTACCTATACTGGGAATACAAGATATATTGGAAATATGTCTTTTACACCGGCTGAGAACCAGGGCTTTGTTTTTACTTGTAAGTCTAAGAAACTAGTGAAGAATATAGAGGACTAGTATGGAACATATAATAAGAGTTTACCGTTATTCAGATAAATACAAAGACCTAGCATATCCTGTCGCTGACATACGTATGTCAGCGCCAATTCGCTGTAGCGAAAAGAAATTTGCTACACGGCATGGTGGTGATTATATTAAGATCATAAATAATATAGAAGAAGAGGAGGCTGATTGTGACTAAGAAGTATACTATAAAAGATTCGGGAACAAGAACAGAATTCGCTACTGGGGCTGTTCGTGATGCACAAGAAGGTAAAGGTAGAATGGATTTACTGCCCGTGCGTGCTATTATTGATGTGGCGAGAATTTTTGAAAATGGGGCTAAAAAATATGGCCCTAATAACTGGCGTAAAGGAATACCATTAAGTCGTTATATGGATTCAGGTTTACGACATGCAATGAAGTATCTTCGTGGCGATAGAGATGAAGATCACCTAAGTCAAGCTATCTGGAATCTAATGTGTTTATCTGAAACACAGAGTATGATTGAAGAAGGTTTGCTTCCGATTGAACTTAATGATTTACCATACAATCCTCTAGAAATACAAAACAATCCACTAGGTATTAAATCCACAGGTGATTGAGTGATGGATATAGAAGACCAAGGAACATTTATTCAACATATAATACACGCAGTGCGGCTTTTACTTAGTAAACATAAATTTAAACCGCCAGTAGATTTGACTATATGTTGTGATATTTTAAAAGCGCTAGTCATACATAACTGGAATCATGGTGGCGCTATTGAGTCTCTTATCCCAGTTAAAATTATCTATGCAGGCGAAACCGCTCCAATTCAAAACAATGCTGTTTGCACAACTGTTGATGGGTGTGAACTTCTTCTTTCTCCAGTTGACATTAATACTGAAGAAGAGCTTAAAAAGTATAAAAAGGAACAAGAAAAGTGTTATAGATTCCTATGCGCCAAGGAATTAAAATTAAATAATCCAGCATTTAAGCAAAAAGCGCCACCTGAAATAGTCCAAAAAGAAGAGATGGCTTGCGTTGAACTAGAAAGACAGTTACAAATCCTTAACACCCGGATTTTAGAATTGGAAAAACATGAATAATGATATACGAGCAATAGTTGCAGGATCGCACGCTGATTTTCTTGTATTTTTAACTGCTTTAGCTGATCCGATTATTGTTGGGGATAAGTACCCCCGTGCGAGAATCCTTGCAGCTTTTACTAAATGGGCTAAAACCCGAGATTTTGACACTGAAGATGCTAACGTATCAAAATGGCGTGAAATTTGTAATGAAGGCTTAATGAAGAAAGTAGTAAAATAATGCCAATACATCCAAGTAGTTTATCACATTTAAATGGAAATATAATGTGTGCAATCGACTTTGAGACAACGGGTTTAATGCCTGGCTACCACGAAATAATACAGATAGCCGTACAGCCCCTAGATTCGATGCTAGAGCCATTGAAAGAAATAAGGCCATTCTACACCACTATTGCCCCAGAGTATCCTGAGCGTGCTGAGGGGGCCGCACAGAACGTTCATGGGCTTAACCTTCAGACATTAAAAGAAACTTCCCTGGACCAGTGGAAAGTGGCAGATTTATTCGATGAATGGTTTCAACGCCTTGAGTTGCCTTATCGCAAGTCTATGGTGCCGTTGGCTCACAATTGGGCATTTGAATCGGGGTTTCTAAAAGCTTGGTTAGGTTTGGACTGTGTGAATGCTATGTTTCACCCCCATCCGAGGGATTCGATGCTCCTGGCAATTTCGATCAATGATAGGGCCGTCATGCGAGGCGAAGACGCTGTATATCCTTCTGTATCTTTACCTGCTATGTGTAAACAACTAGGTATACAAACTATTCAGGCCCATGATGCTTTATCAGATGCACTTGCTGAAGCTAAATTATACCAAACCTTAATGAGGCTGCCTATATGAGTGAGCTTAAACGACACAGAATAGAAGTATTCCGTGA